CGACACTCGTGTGACACAGCAACAGATAAGACTAGCGCCCGATACTGGTCTTGCCGCATGTGGGAGAAAGGAACCTCTGTGGGACAAATGACAAAAGACATTGAGGGCCAAATCCTTAAGTCTGACGAGGAGCAACGCCTAGTATATGGTTGGGCTTCCGTTATCACCGAAAAGGGCGAACCTGTGATTGATCGCCAAGGTGACGTAATTAAACCTGATACGCTTGTTAAGGCCGTGAATAACTTCATGGAGCATGTGCGTGTAGGTAAACAGATGCACGATGGAGACCAAATTGGTGTGGTGGTTCACTCTTGGCCCTGCACTAATGAGATTAACAAATCTGTCGGGCTAGAGGCTGACCGTGAGGGTTGGCTAGTGGCTTTCAAAGTCTATGACGATGAGGTCTGGGCTGATGTGAAAGCTGGTAAACTCGCCGCCTTCAGTATTGGGGGTCGTGCGGTAAAAGGAGAGTATAATGGCGACTGAGTTGCTTGAACTTCAACTAGAGGAACTGTCTTTGGTTGATCGTCCAGCCAATGCAGAAGCGATGGTTACTCTTTTCAAACGGGACGATACCCAAGAAGAGGACATCGATAAGATGACTGATGAACAAGACGCCAAGGTTAAGGCTTATATGAAAGAGCATAGCTGTGGCAAAGATGAAGCCATGAAGGCTCTCGGTTATGACGTAGAGAAGGCTGATGAGGTTGACCCTGCTGAAGAACTGAAGGCTGAGATTGAGACCTTGAAAGCTGAAAACGAACGTCTCCGCAAAGGTCTGATCGACGAAGGTTACGTGATTAAAGCTGAAGCTATCGAAAAGAAAGCTCCTGAAGAGTTTGTCGAGTACGAAGGTGAACAGATTAACAAGGCTGACATTCCTGCACCTATCCTGAAAGCTCTGGAAGCTGCTGAGATTGAGAAAGCTGACGTTGCACTGACTAAGAAAGCTGAAGAAACCCTTCCGCATTTCTCTGTTGAGGCTGCTAAAGGTCTGCTGTCTGCTGTGTCCAAGATGGATGAAGTGGATATGCTGATGGAAGCTCTTGCTGCTGCTGACAAAGCGTTTGCAGATAAAATGGAAGAGTTCGGTAAAGCGGATGTAGATGGGGAGTTCTCCTCTGCCTCTGATAAAGTTGAACATATGGTCAAGTCGTACATGGAAGAACATGCGCTGACCAAAAAGGATTACGCCAAGGCTTATGCGGCTGTCGCTAAGACCGAAGAAGGCAAATCCCTCATCGCTAAAGCCTACAAAGGAGAATAACCCATGGCTACTGAGCAATCGCGGAATACCCGCACTTTCGTTGCAGGCGAAGACCTCTCTACTGCACAATTCAAATTCGTCACTCTGGAAGCTGACGGTCAAGTTGATCTGGCTGACTCTGCTGGTGAGAACTGCATCGGTGTACTTCGCACTGAGGGTGCAGCAGGTGTAGCTGTATCTGTTCTGGTAGACGGTCTTGTTATCGTTGAAGCGGGTGGCACTGTTACCAATGGTGGCGCTGTTGCTACCGACGCTACTGGTCGCGCTGTAGATGCAACCACTGGCGACATCATCATGGGCTACGCTATGGAAGCTGGCGCTGTGAACCAGAAAATCCAAATTGAACTTATCCAAGGCGGTAACGCTGCGGCGTAACCTAAGTAAAAGGAAAACAATACTATGCCTATGCTGACCCCATCTCAGGTACACCTTGACGTACCTTTGACTAACCTGACCGTTGCCTATGCACAGGAAGCGTCTGGTTTTATTGCTGACAAAGTTTTCGGTACTGTTTCGGTATCTAAGCAGTCGGATAAATACTACAAGTATGACCGTGAAGGTCTGCGCCACGGTGACGTTAAAGTTCTGGCCCCTCGTACTGAAGTAAACCGTGTTGGTATGGCTCTGTCCACCGACAACTATTTTGCTGATGTTCGTGGTCTGGGTATGGACTTTGATGAGCAAACTCTTGCTAACGAAGACACCATGCTGGAAATTCGTTCTCAGGGTGCTAACGTCCTGATGGAAAAAATCCTGATTGATCGTGAAGTTCGTTGGGCTGATACCTTCTTCAAGGCGGGTGTTTGGGGTACTGAGACTACTCCTGCTAACCTGTGGTCTGACTACACCAACTCTACCCCTATTGTGGATGTGACTAACGCACGTCGCGCAATGCAACTGAAGTCTGGTGGTTATAAGCCAAACGTCATGGTTGTTGGTAAAGCTGTACGTGACATTCTGGTCAACCACCCAGACATCCTTGCTCGCCTGAACGGTGGTGCAACTGTTACTAACACCGCTCTGATTACTGACGCCAAGCTGGCTGAAATCTTTGAGGTTGAACAGTTCTTGGTAATGGAAGCTGTCTATAACGACGCTGCTGAGGGTCTGGCGGACAACATCGACTTCATCGGTGGTAAACATGCGATGCTGGCGTACAAGCCTTCCTCCATGGGTCTGCGTACCCCTGCTTCTGGTGCTATCTTTACTTGGGATTCCATTCCAGGTGTTAGCGGTCTGGGTATCACCGTAGAGTCCTTCTCTGACGATGCTCTGAAGCGCCAGCAGATTGCAGAGATGATCCAAGTTAAGTGTTCTGATGACATGAAAGTTATCGGTGCTGACCTTGGTTACTTCTTCGATAGCGTTGTAGCTTAATAGTTACTTACTAACGGTAGACCCTGAGTTTCGGCTTGGGGTCTAACCCAACTATAAAATACCATAACAACTTAAATAGGAACACAATATGCACCCTACATGGCTTGGGTTTCAGGTAGACTGGCCCGTATTCGTTAAGAACCCTTTTCAAGCAGCTAACACCTCTTGGACACGAGGTCAACACTTTAACTGGCAAGAGCGCAAGATGGACCCTTATAAAGTCTATACTATGTACGCCGCTGGTTATCTGTACCACAATAAAGATTTAGAGAAAGAGAATAAGGTTGGTGATCGTCTGAGTGAAATGAACTCCGAACAACTTTATACTCTAGTAGGTCTTCTGAATGGTGAGGTTAAGAAACGTACTACCTCTGCTGAAGAACTAAAGAACAAGCGGTGTCGTCAGTCTAAGATTGATGATAAACAGCGTGGATTGCTCCGCTCATTCCTACGTAAGAACCCTTGGATCACCGAGGACTTCTACAAGTTTCGAGACGATATTCTCGGAGATTAATAACAAGGAGACCTGATATGAGTTGGTCATACGACCCTACGGACTTGAATACGACCACAGCTTCAGGTCGCCTTAACACGGTAAGATTTCTGGTGGGTGACACAGACACTAATGACCAGAAGGTTCAGGATGAAGAGATTACGTTCTCTCTGTCTCAGACTAATGATGATGTAAATGCTGCTGCTTCCTACGTAGCTCGTACTCTAGCTTCTAAATATGCCTCTAAGGTTACTATCGAACTAGATGGTCAGCTAATGGCTCACTACAGTGACTTATACGACCACTACAAGTCTCTAGCTGACAAACTAGACTACCAAGCTAAGAAGTTCGGTGCTCAGTTGGGCATCCTTGCGGGTGGCATTAGCAAGACTAGAGTTGGCGCTGTACGTAGCAACACTAACAGAGTAGAGCCAGCATTCCGTAGAGATAGGTTCACTAACCCTCCTGACTCTGACAGCTACAGCTAAGAGGTAGACATGCTTAGTAAGGATATGTATGCCCTAGTCCAAGAGTTTGGTCAACCGGTAACTCTTAGGAAGGTTGTCACAGGAACCTACGACCCAAGTACAGGTTCGGTTGGAAGCACCTCTACGGATTACTCTGTTAAGTCTTACATGGCTCAATTCACTCTGACGGAGCTTTCTCTGGACACTGTGGTTAGAGGCGACAGGAAGGCACTACTATCTGCCTATGATACCTCTGGTGTAGCTATCCCCGCCCCTGACGAGAGTGACCTTTTGGTGGGTGCAGGTGACACTGTGAGGGTGGTTGCTACTCAGACGATCTACAGCGGAGATAGTGTAGTCTGCTACATTTGTCAAGTGAGGGAGTAACATGGCTCAGATAACAATCAAAGGACTTAACGTCATAAAGGATATTGAGAACCAAGCTAAAGACATTGTTAACGAGGAGCTAGAGGGCCACTTCACTCAGATGGGCAACTACGCAATTAATGAGTCTCCTATCTGGTCTGGTGCTTACGTTAAGTCCTTCTCTTTCAAGGCTAGTAACTCTATCAGTCGTGGTCGTAGGGTTGACGGAGCTAACTGGAGGTTCCCTCAGAAGACAGGTTCAGAGGTAGACAGAGAGGTTGGCAGAAGCCTTCTTATGAGCGACATTCAAGCTGCCTTTGTAGACAATGACCCTCTTGAAACTAAGTCCTACACCCTTCGTAATGACTCCAATCATGCTAGGTTTGTAGAGAACGGTGTGGGTGGCCCTACTGGACCTAAGCCTCCTAACGGATATCGTATCTTTGAGAGACTGAAGGAGTTTAAGAAGCGTGGCTGACATTAACAGAAAGATTAGGGCCGCACTAGAGACCCACCTATCCAACATCTCTGGCTTACCTGACATTGCCTATGAGAACGTGCCTTACGAGCCTACAACAGGTCAGAGCTTCATTCGTGTAGCCTATATGCCTGTGACACGTAGACCTGCTGTAAGAGGCCGTAACCCACAACAGGAGTACCGAGGAATACTTGCACTTAATGTGTATGCCCCTGAAGGTTCTGGCCCTGCTGTTTGTGAAGACATTGTAGAGAAACTGCTTAACGCTTTTGAGGCGACTACAGATATTTTCTACGATAATGTAAACGACTTAATCCTTACCGAATCTGAAGGTAGGCTTCTTCTGGAATCTGGAGACCCGATTCTAGTGGACAGCGTAACTAGGGTTTCTATTGACTACGCTGAGAGAGACATCGGATTAACTGATGCTCCTTGGTATTTAATCCCAGTCAACATCGGCTGGCTCATCTTCAACTAGGAGACTTAGATGACTTGTTTCGCACAGGGTTCCCGTTCCAGCCTTTCCTTTATTGTCGAATCTACTTTCGGCACTACCCCTGCTGGTAACTTTACGAACCTTCCTTTCAGCACACACTCGCTGAACCTAACCAAAGACCGAGTAGCTGGTAACGACATTCAGGCAGACCGTATGCCTCGTGTTGACCGTCATGGCAACCGTCAAGCTGGTGGTGACATTGCTGTTGACCTCCGTAAAGGTGACTACGACGCTTTCCTTGAATCGGCTATGCTTAATGTTTGGTCTACCGATGTTCTTAAGGTAGGCACCACCCCTAAATACTTCTCTATTGAAGACTACGCTGCTGACATCGACCAAGCCCGTCTGTTCACGGGTTGTACCGTGTCTACTATGGCTCTTTCTATCGCACCTAACCAGATGGTCACGACTACCTTCGGTATGGTTGGTAAAGACATGACTATCGGTCAGACCGAGAAGACCCAAGATGCTGCCTCCGGTAATGCACCTTTCGATGCTTACTCTGGTGACTTGGCTATCGGTAACGTGGGTGCCTCCTCGGCCGTAGCTATCGTGACTGGTATCGACTTCACCTTGAACAACTCCTTCGCTCCTACCTTTGTTGTTGGTGACGATAGTGCGCCTTGCTTGGAAGTAGGTCGTGCGGAGATTGAAGGTACTATCACTGCCTATTTTGAGGATGCCGCTCTGGTCAACCGTTTCCTTAACGAGACTGAGACGGAGTTGTCCGTATCTGTAGATGACCCCACAGGCACTAACACTTATACCTTCTTGTTCCCTCGTGTCAAGATCAACTCTGCTGACGTTGGTGTAGATGGCCCTAACAGCCGTATCATCAATATGTCCTTTGTTGCTCTGTATGACTCTACGGAGGAAACGAACCTGAAGATTACCCGTTCATAAGAATCCCGCAAGGGAGGGGCTGGTGCTGTGTCGGGTGGCGCTGGCCCCACTATAAAATACCCGACTATA